GCGAATCATTGCACCATGTTGGCACTCATAAGTTTGATCTATAACAGTTGCGTTTAATGAAGCTGCAACCTCATTGACAGACCATTGTGAAGGTTCAGCCTTTGCTTCAGGTGCAGACCAAGGATTGTTTTTGATGTCAGTCCTTAGTGCCATTTCAACAGCACGAGATTTAGACCCTGCGCCGCCATACATAGGTTTAATAGATTCCATTTCACCTTTGTTAGCCCTAGGTGCTTTTGTACCGTCCTTCATAGTTGAATACTTAGGGTCACCTGTGTTGGTTATAGCTCTTGCATAGGCTGAAGTTTCTGCCTTCTCAATAGCAAACTGTGTTGCTAATGATTCACCAGCTAGTCCAGTCACCCAAGGCTCTTGGTCTGCCCAAGTGCGATACAGATTAACTTCAACAAAGACAAACCCGTCAGTTTGTTCATGAAATGACTTCATACGAAAGTCAGGGTTTTCTTTTGCAAACAGCTCTATTCTTTCCTCAGCTGTCATGTACTGATCTAAATTAAAATATGCCATAATCTATTTCGTCCAATCCTTGTGCGTAGGCTTGCTGTTGCTCCAGACTCCAAGTAGAGCCGTCATGCCAGCGTTCCAATTCTGATCTGCATGACTGGCAATAGTTGCGATATTTGCAGGTCGCTTTTCTGCTCGTGCTAATGCTCGTGAAAATTGCCATGACCTGACCTTTGAGACTAGTCGCCCCATAGCGGTTTTTACAGTAATCACAATAGTTCCTTGTCCGATTCAGAATTATCATTTAATTCTGCAATGATCTTTCTATACACACAGGCGTACCCGACGAGGTCTTTGAGTGAATCGTCATGTTGGCTACTTTCGCTGAGACGAGAGACTTTGACGAGCAGCATACACATGGCTGCTTGTTCAGGACTAATGTAAGTGTCCAAGTAACCTGACCATAGCTCGCTGATTCGTCTATGGTTTGTAGCTGCTGAACCATAGATTGCACCTCTTGCAGTAAGTGTGTCGTTAATATCGGTGAGCCACTCATTAGTTTTTTTCATAGTCAAATACCTCATCTTGTGCAGTTCGTTTGACTGCCTTGGCTGAAGCATAACCATTGACCCAACCGCGCTGCTTGCCTATGTTAAAGCCTCGGTCAAAGCCGAAGTAGTAAGCACAGTATGAAAGACCAGCTGTGTAAAACAAAATACTTATAGCTGTAAATGTAGACATGATTTCCTTTCCTGTCCCAAATCCGTTATTTGGGTACGACAGAAGTATGCGCTTGTTATCATGGTAAATGTAGGAACTGACAGGCGTGTCCTATAACGCTTTTGTTACAAAACCCCTATTGCGTCAAAGTCGTCAATATGGTCATCAATGGTTCGGTCTTTATAGTCTGTGTTAAGCCCCATAAGACCGCTTGTTGTATCTAAAGCTGCCGTCATGGTTGACAGGGATTAACTCAACTTGGTGTCCACCTTTGCCAAAGCTAAGGACAACAAAGCCCATGTTCCAGTCTCCGCTGGCGTATTTTAGGTAAGACGCTTTGTTTTTTTGATCCATGAGATGACCAGCCTCTATGCCCCAAATCGTGCTGTAACGCCCGTTTAAGCCTGTTTGGTGTCTAACTGCACCCTGACGATGACTATGCCCACACACGGTGTTAAGATTCCATTTTTTGGCTAAATTGAGCCCAGTTATTCCTGCATGTTTGGACATGTTGCCCTCATCGCCGTGAGCCAAAAACCAGTTCTTTTCGAATTGATAACCCCTACGGTGAAAGCGTATGCCGAGGCTACTGAAATCCATAAAACGCTCATAAGTCAATTCAGGCAACCCGATCAATGACGGTGCGCCTTTAAGTAATGTTGTGTAAAGCCTATCTGTATGGTTACTACGCACTATGTCGGTAGTACCAAGGTCAAACAAAATGTCTTGCGCTAACGCTCTTTCCTCATCTAGCGTTTCAGCAAACTCTAATTTTGTGCCTTTGACCCAACGGGATTGGCTAGTGAAATCTAACTCATCACCAGTATTAAGCACGAAGTCAAACTTCTCGTGCTTACTCATCTTAATTAAATTCGATACTGCTTTAGGGTGGTGCAATGGAATTTGTAAATCTGGAACTACAAGATACCTGCGGTTAGCCTTAATAGGTTAATCCTCGTCCTCGTCGTCGTCTTGAAAAGGTGTAATGTCAGTATCAGCTGTTGTAGGTATTAGCCACTCAGGCATACTGTTCTTGTTGTCCATTAGACCTAATGCAATCTCGACGGTGAAACCTGCTCTGCGTAATGCTCTAAAATACTCATTAAGCGCAATGGCGTGCTGATCTAGTGCAGTAGTCTCTAAGCGAGCTACTGATCTTTTTCTGCGTGCAGGTTTCTTTTTGGCTGCCATGTTTTAATTGTCTCTCGATAGTATGACAAATAGGTCATCAACACGCCGCTCTAAGCGGTTGATCTGATCTTTAATACTTGACCCACCATTGGGTCTAAGTTCATTTAACCAGCCCTTAACTAAGAACCTAAGTCCTATTGCAAAGCCAGTAAATACAGTCGTTATTGCGGCACAGATAGCGGCAATTTCTACCGCTGTCATTACTCTTTAGCGCCTATGCCAAACTGTGTGTCATCTGGATTTAATGCACGCAGTAAAGGTGCAATGAAAGCAACAGCAAAGGCTTTCCATAGCTCTGAAGGTGCAAGGTCAGGTTGTGTTACATAGATTGTGGCTAGACAAACAAAGGCTGATCGTCCATAGCTGTTAAGCATTGCCCAATGTTTAGATTTCATATTTTGCCCCCTAGTAGTGGTATGTCAAAAAAGGTACTGTCATTATCGGAAGCCTTAGTAAAGCTGCAATGTATGTGGTGATTGTGCGGTGAAAACCCTTTGTACTTACGCCAACGCCAACCCAGTACAGGGCTAGCAATTTTGCCTAAGTGAATTACATAAGATATGCGTCCATGATTTTTCCCGTAGAGTCTAAGCTGATCTGCCAAATATGCTGAATCTCCTCGGTTGTCAGAAAGGCTAGCGTCAATGTCAATAGCTCTAACGACGCCGTTGGACTTCGGGTCAGGTATATGGTCTGACTTACCTGCCTGTTGATGACGCAGATCAGCCACCCACCCGTCAGACTTCCTGCTACGACCTGCGTAATTATCATCGATCTGCTCACGAAGTTGTACTGCGGATTTACTTAGCCAAGGCTTCATGCTTTAGGATATTCACGCTCTGGCATTATCCAAGTGCAAGTTGTTTCGTCAAAACCTAAATTACCTTCAGGCTCAGGTGCAATAAATGCGTCTTTAACTTGATCGTAAGTATAACCAACACCTGCATAGTTCTTACGGAAACCATTAGTTGCCGCGTTGTATGAGGTTTTAATCCAAGTACCACCAAGATTATCAATCAACCATTGGTAACCTTCATCTCCTGCTGGATCATTATTGTCGCCAACTAATACTCTAATAACTTTATTTTCAGAATCTAATTCTGCCCAATGACTCATAATTAAACCGCCGTTTTCAAATAACGCACAATTACTACACCTGAGCCACCTGCGCCAGCAATAAATGGCGCATTGCCGTCTGCCCCGCCACCTTGCCCTGTGTTCGCTTGACCAGCTGTATCAATGGCTGTAGAACCATTTGCTTGTCCACCATTTCCACTAGTTCCTGAACCTGCACCACCACCTGAAAAATAATAGGTGCTATTTTGTGAATAACCTAAACCTGTTGCACTACCCCAAGAACCATAAGTTGATGACCCTGCGCCACCTGTTCCGCCAACAGCGCCCGATGAATTACTTCCTGCACTTCCTTTTCCACCACCACCTGATCCGCTTGAACTGCTAGTTACATTTCCTCCAGCGTTTCCTTGACCTGAAGTTGGTGTTCCACCTGTTGCTGGAGTTTTTGGAGTGCGTGGTCCAGTTCCAGTACCGCCAGGACCAGAAGTTCCGCCTCCAAACTTGTTTCCAATAAATGTGTTATTTTGGAAGATAGAACCTTTCAAACCTTTTGTTATTTTATCCGCTGTACTTGTAGCAGCTTTCTCTGTTGCTTTTGCAGTTGATTCAGCAATCTTCTCAGGGATTGTTCCCATATCTGTAAGCATTGATCTAATCAGTTCGTCAGTATTAGGCAATCCAAGCTTTGTTGATTTTCCAAGTAATGTCTTAATTGATGTTTTATCAGTAGGACCAACTACTCCTTTATTTTCAAAAAGTTCCTTTACTGGCTGAGACACACCAGAAAGATCCGTTGGTCGCATTTTTCTTCTGCCCAAAAATTTATTTGAATACCCTGGTGCGTTCTTGTCCTGTTGAAGCAAGAATTGACCATCAGTCATTTGAGTTAACTTATTGTAACCTTTAGTTATGTTTGGGTTTTCCAATATTTGAGCAAGCGACACGCTTGTAGCACGAACACCTTTCAATGTTGCACCAAGACCATCTGCTGCATTAAGCATTTTGCCTAGCGAGCCAATAATGCCGCCAAAAGCCATTTTGAATGTTGCAGCAAGTAATCTAATTTGCGGTATCAGTATTAAAGTAAAAGCTAAAAAGCCTATAATTTTTTGAGTAAAAGGAGAAAGCTTCTTTAAGAAATCCCCAATGCCCTGTATCACTGGGAGTATTGCGCCAATTACTTTATCAACG